TGCACTATCAACACTTTCAGGTGAGATGTTAAAAATTCTTGGTGGAAAATGAAGCACAGGAACATCTGCACTGGTAGGAGGCACAAGTCCTACTGGAACACCGCCTACAGTTTCTGGATAATCAATTGTTGCACCTTTTGGAATATATGGTGGCAACACAATATCTTCTTCGCCAACTCTTGTGTGAGGATATAAACTATCTTCATTGCGCACACATCCAAGGTCAACTGTCATATCATTGTTGACACGCATAGTAATTACGCGGAATGGTGTGCTACCAAAGTTTAACATCTTACTTTGAATATAGATGTTATCACCTACTTCAAGTTCAAGTGCTTGTGAACTTGCTGTAAAACTTACTGACTCTTGATAACGTGATTTATTAAACAACAAACGTGCAAAATCTTTAGCAATAGCATAGTTTGTTATTGTAGGGAATGTTGCTTCAAGTTTATTAACACGCCCTCCATCTTTGTCAATATAAGTTTGACGCTCACTATCTGTTTCAGGATAGATAACACTTTCTACTGAAAACTTCTTGTCTGGATCAACATAGTTTATTTGCACCTGGTTATATTTTGATGTTCTTTCAACGGCTGAATAAGTGACCGGTCCTTGAATGTTGTCCTCGTTGAATGTTGCAACGATCGTGGCTACACCACTGGTAATATCTGTTGGATTGCCTGCATCTTCAATCCTAAGTTTGTATTTGCCTTGCGAAAATGGCATATAAGCTCTAAAGCCCATAAGCAAATTCTTAGTGTTTGCAAACAGAGTTTGTCCTGTGTCAAGCACATAGTTGCAAGTCATAATTGGCCCTGTTACGCCGTTGATGTATGTAACTGTTTGGGCACATTTAGAAGCCGCTGTTCTAAAGCTATCCCAATCAATGTCAGAGTTTTTTAGCCCTTTACCATATCTTGGGTTACGCAAATAGTCCAGCAATACTTCAGCAGGATTATATGAATAAGGTGTAGTTGGTGCTGAATCATATGCAAAGTTTTCAGGTGAACTGCCATCTGTAAGACTTGCAACTTTTCTACCTAACACACCTACTTTTATTCTTGGGATATTACCACTGAATGGATTGTTGTCCGCATCTTCTTGCGTTTCAATTTTCTTCCATTCATATCTTGCAAAAAGTGTAGCAACACCATTATAAACCATTGAACTTTTCCAGCTTGGTGCATCCTGCATCAAACTCCAAGTTCCTACATTGCTTGAACTTGGTGTTGCATTGTATTGTCCGTGACTGAATTGTAATTGAACTCTGTCTTTGTATTTGCCATTGCTGACTGTAACTGTTTGTCCGTTGTTTAGTAAAGGTATAACTTCAGCTGGCAATTGATTGTCATCTATGAATAATTCTCTTAAGCCTTCAACTGGGCCTTCTGATAAAACATATGCAACCCACAAGTATCTGTTGTTGTCAGCACCTGTTTCTGCATATACAATATTGCCACCTACTTGTCTATATCCGTAGATAACAGGAATGTTTATGTTTGAACCTTGTTGTGTAATTAAAACACCTTGTTGACGTTGACTTTCTGCCGCCGCATCAGGTATGTCAGGTGCTCCGCCTAATAATCCAAGAAAAGGTTGTGCAATAAAATTTACTACACTGGAAACAACATCAACAACTGCTTTAACTACACCCTTAACAACATTAACAACGCCTTTAACAACACCGCTGATTGCTTTTCCTATACCTTTAACAATATTAGACATATTCTAAATCCTTGTCCATAAAGCAACTTTCATTAAATCCAAGATGTTGATACACCTTGCGTGTTCTATCTGGATTCACTCCAATGTCGCCTGCTGTAATTTTTTGAGCACCGTAATTCTTTGCCCATTGTTCAACTTGATCAACCATTTGTCTAAATGTGTCCATATTTCTATGGCTTTCTAACATATAGATCAATTCAATATGTGCATACAATATTTCTTTGTTCCAAGGTGCTTGTGTAACACCTGCTGAAATAAATCCTACTGGTCTTGTGCCTTCATAAGCGTTAAACCATACGTATTCTGGATGTATATTTCTTGTGCGTATAGTTTCAATAACTGAATCTTCATCAAACTCTGCACCAAGCTCTGGATTATTGTTGGCAGCTTCATTTGCATAATAACGAAATAGATTAATTGTTACGTCTATTTCTTCTGGTCTCATTTTTCTTACTATCATTCTGTGCGTCCCCATAAGAATTCGGAGTTGCCCACAAATCCAGCCTTTTCAAATGCAGTATCATATTTTGCATCTTGGAAAAGCCAGTTACTCCAGTTATTTGTTTTACGCCCTGCTGTGCGTTCAAAGTCTGCAAAGTGACTTGAAACGTCTACTGATATAGTGCAAGTTTCTGCTGTTTCTTGAATGTTGACATTGTATATTTCTCCATCAAACATCAAGATAGGACCTGTTTGTCCTGCTGAGTCTGTGCCAATAATATCAAGTGTGTTTAAATCAAGAAATGCTTTATAAACACAAACCCTTTTGCCTTCTGGTTCATTGCCTATAAACTTGTCAATATAACCACTTGATAATCCGCTTAGTGTGACGCTAAATTTGCCCACACGCACGTCAAAATCTTCTGTGATAGGTGTATACCCCATAAACTGACCTTGCGCACTGTATGTGTTTGTGCCAGCGTCTGGAGCAGTATCAGAATCAAAATCAATATCAATAGCACCACTGCTTAGATACAAAGGATCATTGTTTCCGCCACTATCTTTAAGATGTATTTCTATAAGATCAACTGCAAAATTATGATCTCTATAATATTCATCTCTTAAAGCACTATCATCAGCAAAACTTTTCACTTACCAAGTCTCCCTCATCTTGATGCTCATACTTGTCATACCGCCAATGCCTACATCAAATTTTTGAACATCACTAAGTGCAATAGCAGTAAATGGCACTGCTGTAATAGTTAGGTCTGTTCCTCCGGGAACTGCTTCAACTAAACTGCCTGCAAAATAAAGTGTTGCATTGCCGCTGCCATCACTTGTGCAAGTTGCAACTGCTTGATAAACTTTTGAGTGATTGTCAAATTTAAAATAATCACCTACATATAATACTTCTTTGTTTGCACCACAGTTTGACAAATCAACTTGTTTTACTCCTGCAATAACACTGCCGTTTGTTGCTGGTGTTGTGCTTGGAGGATTTGTTGATTTTGAATATGAAATTTCTGGTAGTGTAATTTCAAAACTAAGTGCAGGACCATATGTTTGTGCCATAAAGCCTAAAACTATACCTGCACTTCTATCAGTTAATGGAGGATATTTTACTTCCCATTCATAAAACTGATGTCCATAACCTGTTCTTCTGCTTTTGCCACTAAACGTAGTTGTAGCAAGAGTAGGAGTGTTAGTTTGAAATTCTACAGCGTTAAAACTTGGTGTTGTTGGAAAACTACTTGCTAAATCAGCCATTAGAATCTACTCCTTTGTCCTCTCTCTAACATAGCGTCAGAGATAACCTGTTGTATTGTGCCTTTGCGTTGGATAAGCAATTCATCCACACTTGCCGCATCAACAGCGTTAATGTTAAATGTAATATCAACTGGTGCTTGACTACCTTCAATTCTATCTATTCTACCACTTGCACCTGGAGTAAAAATTTCCGGTCCTGTTTCACCAACCAAATAACTGTCGCCCATTGACACAGCACCACCTAATTGACGTCCTGTGTATTGTTGACTTCTAATGGTTGCAACATTTGCTAAACCAGCCGCAACAGCAACTGCCGCTCCAATAAATCCAAAGGGTGGCGGATATGTAGCAAGTGCCAAGGTTGCCGCTTGATATGTGTTCATTATGGCTTCTGCAATACGTAGTGCTTTGCTTGCTTCAAATGCTTTTTTGTTATAACGACCTAATTCTTCAAAAGCACTGCCTGCTTGACCAACTGCCCATTGCCATTTTTCAGTTTCTGATTTCTTTTCAAACTCAATACGATCATTAACTATTTTTTGAATACGTTCTTGTCTGCCTATTTCTTGTAATACACCACTGGTATTTTCATTAGCAATAGCTTTACCAGCTGCCGCTTCTGCTTCATATACGCGACTAATTCTTCTAAGATTAATATCTTGTATTTCTTTATTACGCTGACGAGCACGTTCAACTTCTTGATCTTGTAACTTAAACTTTTCGTGAGCTAAATCTTGCTCCATCTTAATCAATGTTTGATTTAAGATTTTGCGTTCATCTTCAGTAAGTTGAATAGCACCAAGTTCATCCTTTGTTAGCATCCAAGTTATTTGACTAACTTTTCTTTGGTGTTCTACTTGTAAATCATATAATGTATCATATTTAGAAACTTGATCTTGAATAGCTCTTCTAATAGCACCTTTTGCATTATCAAGTGCAGCCTGTTGAAATTGTTTATCGTTTAAGAGATTTTGTTCAAGTTGTTTTTCATATTCATCAGATGTTATACCTAATTCTAACATCGTTTGTAGTTTTGTATGTGCTTCAACTGCTTTATCAACTGAATCTTGATACATATTAGAAAATTCTTTTATTGCACGTCCCTGGTCTTGCAATAAAGTAACATTTCGTTCGTTTGCTTGGACTTCTCTAAGTTTTTCTGCAACTAATGCTTTTTGCGATTCAGTCATTTTATCACTTAATGACTTGTTTATACGTAAAAGTTCAGCTTCTATTTCTCGTTCGTCATTACTAAGTTTAGAAAGACGTATTTGATTGTCTAAATCAGTTAATATTTCTTTATATTTGTCTGTAATACCTTGTAGTTGACCAGGCGTATCTGCAAGAGTGTTGTTTAGATTATCAGTAGCAGTAGTAGCGTCATCTATAGGATCAACAAGATTTTTATCTAATTCACCTTCATCTGGAAATAGTGCATATGCTCCTGCTGCCACTGCTGTAGCACCTGCAAGTGCTGTTATAGCACTGATACCACCTGTAGCAAATGCTTGAGCAACTGCTAATCCTACACCCATAGTTCTAATGGCTTTAGTAAGTCTAACAATACCTGCAATAATACTTGCTATCTTACCTATTGCTAATATACCAACAAATGCACTGGCAAATGTTACTACTACTTTGATGTTTTTTCCTAAAAAGTCAAATGCTGAAGCAGTTTTTGCTAATATTCCAGTAGCATTTTCAACACGTTTAAGAAATGTAGCAAAACTGTTTTGAACACGTTGAACACTTTGACCTAAAGTTAATACAGATTTGCCACCCATATTTCTTAAATCATCTAAACTACGAATAAGAGCATCGGTAAAGTCCTTAGCACCAATCAATCCTTTTTCTTTAAGATCAATAAGTTCAGCAGTAGTCACACCCATATTCTCTGCAACAAGATCCATTACTGGTCCACCTAAGTTTTCCATAATGGTTGTAAATTCATCACCATTTACTTTGCCTTTAGCAAGTATTTGATTGAACTGTGTAATTACGCTGTTAGCTTGTGCTCCACCTACTCCACTGGCATATAAACCTGCTGTAAGTGCTTCTGCAGCCATAGCTGACTGATTAATGTTATAACCAAGTTTGTCTTGGTTACGTGCTAATGATGCAACAAGTGAAGTTTGTTCATTTAAACCTACACCATAACGCTGTGCTGTTTCTAAAGCGGCTCGTTGTGCAAATTCAAATTCTTGTGAGGATTTAGTTGCAACACGAAGCATATTATCTGCTTGTTGCATATTATCAATAAAGCTAAACAAACTGGCACCAGCAAGTGCTCCAACCATTGCACGTAATGCACCAGTTGCTTGATTTGCACTGTTGCCAATTTTTGCAACTGATTTTGAAGCACGGTCACCTGCCGTGTTTACTCTTTTTAACGATTTCTCAACCTGGCGAACACTTCGTAATAAATGGCTGGTATCGCCTCTAAATCGTATTGTTACGTCATTTGCAGCCATTTTATTTCCTCACTTTTGCCCTGTTCATTGCTTTACGTTCTTCTTCTGCTTCTATTTTATAAAATGCGGCCCATCCCATAAATTCAGCAGTTGTCATTTTCATAACATCTTTTATTGTGAGACCTAAATCTTTTGCCAACCTATACATAAACCTTAGATCCAGATCTCCTCTTAGTTTTTTTCGGCAATCTCCACATTAGTATCTTCAGTGACTGCATTCATTTCACCTACTACTCTAATAAGAACACTTGGATCTATTTCGTTCATAAAAACTGGTTTATCCGCTGCCTTAAATAGTTTCTTGCCGTCTTTGTCTCTTGATTTAACAATTAATGTTTCTACAAGAGCTTCAATAGTTTTACCTTTTTGTGCTAATTCAATTAGTTTACTTTCTTCTTGTAGAGTATTTGAATTTTTAAAATAAATTTCAATATCCCATTCAGGAACTTTTACTAATTGCATTTCGCCACTAATTTTGTTTCGAAAATGGGCTGTCATTTTGTCAAGTGCATTACTCATTTATATCTCCTTTTAACACTTCTAAGTGTTGGTTTAATTATGCCCCCGGGTGATTGTTTAGAATAGCCCTCTTCCAATCTGCCAATATATGGCACGTTATTTTCAACAGTAAAGCCTTGGCGTTGCACATCTTTGTTCCAAGCACGTCTTGCTCTACCACTTTTAATTGGTGTAGATCGTTGTGCTTCTTCGTGATAAAGTTCAGCAACAGTGTTAATCTGTTCTTCAACTTCTTTATCTATGA